TGTCTATAATATTTGTATCAGGATGAGCATGATCTACAGTAAACATATAATTGCCAGAATACATATTCTTATCCTTGGCATAAAACTTGCAGGATAGATTCTTTAGAAATGCCTTTTGTATAATTGTCATATCATAATCAAAGCAATCCCAAATTTGCAGTGTGTCTAAAGGTAAAAGTTCTTTAGATAAATTTTCTGTTCTACTGACGAAAGCGTGTAAAGGAAGTTTATCATACAAAGCTCCGTAATTAGGTAAATATGCTTCTATTCTAAATGCCTGCCCTCTGATACTTTTTAGAGTGATCCAAATACAAGGTTCGAATTCACCGTGTCCCTTTTCAAAATCATAAAGAAACTCTTTACGAATATAACTATGAATGGGTGGAAGATTTGCGACTAAAAATGCCATTATGTTACCTTAATATGTGTTCTATGTACTCTACATTGAATCTGACCATTGTAATAATCATTTGTTTCAAGAACTCTTCTATCCATTTGTTCTCGTGCTTCTAGATAATTACATGATCCTTTATTAGGACAGATATGTAGAATTTCTCTGATGAAATTTTCTTCACCGTATTCTTGCACATCCTTTTTCACATCATCAGATGAAGACCAATACGTTCTCCAATCTGATTCTGCTTTTAATCTTTTCTTTTTACCCTTAACCGTTTTAGTTTTTCTAAACCAAAATAGTTTTTTACCTATGTATTTTTTATTCGTAACTTTATTAGTTATCAAATAAACATAACCATATGCATCTTCAGGAATCTCCTCTAAAGGAGCATTATTATATAACCACATAGAAAATACCGATTCTAAATCAGTATTTATTATGGTTATCTACGACCTCCCAGTAATCACCGTTTTCAACAAATCCGTCAGAATCATCTCTAGGTGGAACTAGAAAATAATCATCGGGATCTGTCATCACATCTTCTATTCTTTCAGTGGCAAGACCAGTACCCATCTGCCCTGTTTTATGAAGCATCTTTGTCTGAATAGACTTTTTATATCTATGTCCTTCAGACTCATCTCTTGCCATGTATTCTTTTTGTTTTTCTGAGAATACCTTTTTGTGCTCCTCTGTCCACTGCCTTGAATTTGCACACACCCTGCTACAAAATTTACCAGGCTTTTCATGTGCTGTACCGCATTTAGGACACGTCTTCGTCATATCCTTCTTCTTCGTAACGATCGTCTTCTCCATCCATTTCAGTTCCGCAGAAAGGACAATGTGTTACTTTGTAGTAATTTTCATCTAAGTCATAATTTATCTTGAAGACTGCATCACATTCGAAACATTCGAAGTGTTTTCTGGCCATGTTATTCCCCTTCTTCTAACTTCAGCTTCAAACACTCTTTTTCTTAAATCTGTAGAGCTGAAATAATGATCTCGTTTGTTGTAATAAAACTTCATACCTCTTTTCATGCAAATATCTTTACCTGTGAATTCCTTGTCCATATATTCTTCGCCAAGAATTCTAACATCAATAGGTAAGGTCATTAGAATGTCTTCTAACTCTTTCTCAGTCGTATAAATTACAACTTCATCTACATATTTGCATGCTTTAACTTGTATTTGTCTTTCAATGATAGACTGTACAGGTTTATTTTTACTATCTCTATCTACGGTAGGATCCGTTTGAATTCCTACTACAAGATACTCGCATTGTCTTTTTGCTTCTTCAAGCATGGTTACGTGACCAGCGTGGAAAAGATCAAAAGTCGAGCAAGTGAAACCTACAATTTGATTTTTCATATTTTCTCCACTTCAATATTACATTTCTTTAGAAATTCTATACCATCTTCATTTCTATAAGCATTTTGATAGAATACTTTTTCTATTCCTGCAGTATATATAAGCTTTGCGCAGTCGAAGCAGGGAGCATGAGTAATGTACATATGCGCTCCTTCTCCTGATTCTGATGATCTAGCCAATTTAGCTATAGCATTTGCTTCTGCGTGTATTACTTCAGGTTTGGTTTTTAATTCTGCACTGCCATCCTGAGAATTCCAAATCGCATCTTCACAGTTATTATCCCAACCCTTAGGGGTGCCATTATAACCAATAGATATTACTCTATCTTCTTTAGTTACAATAGCACCAACCTTCAATCTTCTCGCATATGAAAGTTCTGCATAATTACCCGCAGCTTTCATGTGGGCATAATCAATTTTCCTCAGCATTCCATTTCCCCTTTGGGCAGGATGTGCCTCTCACCATAGTCTTAGACCATATGGCACATCCACACATATCACAACTTTTAATTCCTATAATTGTAGTAAGATGTTCGCAGGAATAACAAATCTCTCTACGCTTATCTACAAAATGAATAGGAGCATCTCCTACGCCGCCTTGCCCCATACGTCTGTCCAATTTCCACTTAGTGCACCTTTAGCATAATCCGTTGCTCTATTTTCAAAGAAATTAGTATGCGTTGGTGCGTTAATCATAGTTTCGACCCAAGGTAAAGGATTCTTTTTACGCTTAAAGATTCCTTTTAATCCTAAACTAATAAGTCTTCTGTCTGCAATATAACGAATATATTCTTTTACTTCTTCTTCGGTTAACCCTTCGATTGCCCCAGACTTGAAAGCAAGTTCAATAAATTTATCTTCAAGATCAACCATCTTCTCCGCAATCGTGTATATCTTGCCTTTGAGATCATCATTCCAAATCTCCTTATTTTCTTCTACATAGGTTCTAAATAACTTAATCATTGCCTCGGCGTGTTGTGTCTCATCTACAATAGACCAAGTTACAATTTGTCCCATGCCTTTCATCTTTCCATGTCTAGGAAAGTTAAGTAACATGATAAAGGAACTGAATAGTTGCATTCCTTCGGTGAAAGCAGAGAATACTGCAATATGAGTAGCAGTAGAAGCAACATCGCCATTCTGTGAGCTAACACCAAGAAGGTAATCATGTTTAGCACGCATTTCTTCATATTCTAAAAACTCGTTGTAGGTTGATTCGGGCATTCCCAATGTTTCAATAAGATGAGAATATGCAGCAACGTGTAAAGCTTCTCTTGCAGCAAATCCTGCTAACATCATTCTTACTTCAGGTTGAGGGAAGTATGGCAAATAGTTTTTAACGTACCCACCTGCTACATCAACATCTCCCTGAGTGAAGAAACGGAAGATGTTTGTCAAAAATTCTTTTTCAGCATCTGTTAATTTCTTTTTCCAATCTTTTACATCTTCAAGCATAGGAACTTCTGTATGCAACCAGTGACTCTGTTCATGTTTTAGCCATGCATCGTACGCCCAAGGGTAATTAAAAGGCTTGAAGGAATTTCTTTCGTCTGTTAATTTTAGATTATTCTTTTTTATCATTTATATTCCTAGTTTTATTTTTCTTCTAATTCGTCGATAAAGCCAAGCATAATTAAAAATCCTATGCCACATAAGGCAATACCAAACAGACTACCTAATCTTATAGCATAGGTCATTAGTAATGTAAATACTAATAGATTCAAAAATAGTTTCATTGTACTACCCATTTAACCATTCTCGCAACTCTGTCTGAGGCTTTGTTCCTGTCATCTTTTTAACTACTTGATTATTACTATCTAACATAACCATAGTAGGTACGCTTCTAATACCATATTCTAAAGCAAGATCAGTTCTTTCATCGACATCAATAACATCAATAGGAATATTTGTCTCAACTTCTTCTAAAGTCTTTGCCAATGCCTTACAAGGCCCGCACCAAGACGCGGTAAATCTAAGTACTTTCATTACTTCTCCTAAACAGTAAATGATGAACCACAACCACAGGTTGCCTTCACATTTGGATTTTTAATTTTAAATTCTGCGCCGAGTAGAGATTGCTCATAGTCTATCTCCGCCTCATTTAGATATTGCATACTCATTACATCTACTACAACTTGTATTCCATCCTTTTCAAAGGTAAAATCATCTTCTGCCGGAGGATTTTCTTCAAGAGTAAACCCATATTGAAACCCGGAACATCCTCCACCCTCGACAAATATGCGAAGTTTTAAAGAAGAATCTTCTTCATCAATGATAGATTTAATTTTCTTAGCTGCTGAATCAGATATAACAAGCATTACTTGTCCTTTTTATACGAACTACAGATCATTTTAACTTTTTTGTAGAGTATCTACAAATTCAACTAACAATTTTTGATGTCTATAATTGTGCCAGTGCTTCGGCATCCAAGTATAATCATCATACCAGTATTTTTCACTTTCAAGATGACATGCTATTAAACCTACATTATTTTGTATAATTGCCATTGGGTGACCTGTTTCATAACTGGCAATAGTTTTAAATTTATTCCCAATGTAAGTACAGCCATCGAAGAAAAACATTTTATCTTCTACTCCTCGCCAAACTACAGGCATAGCCTTTGCATGAGGTCTTCTGGTATTTACATTCGGCTGTCTAATGTACTGATCGACTCTTACATTGTCAAGTATATTAAAAAATTTCATATCCGCCCAATAGGCACCCATACAAATGCCAAGATACTTTCCCCCTCGTCTAACATAGTTTTTAACTAATTTTTTAGTATTAGGATGTATAGACGAAAAGGAGTCCATGTCACCGACTCCCCCTGGAAAGCAAACTATATCAACATCGTCAAAGAAGTTGCTTTCTATATCGTGCTTTGTAAAAATCTTAAAATGATAATATGGATCTAAAGCCTTGATAATACCATTGCCTGATTGTACAGAGCACTTTGGATGATTTAGAAATAAGGCTATTTTGCCCTTCATGTATATCTCTATTCAAATAATTTTATCCTTCACACGCCAGACAGGTGTCCCCTTCAATCATAGCTTTCATATCCAATTCTTTAATAACTTCTCTTTCAATTTTCTTTGAGACCTTATCCGCTTTACCAATCTTTTCAGAACGGCAATAGTAAAGAGTTTTCAATCCTTTTTTCCATGCCATAAAATGAATAGCATGTAAATATTTTACATTTGCATCTGGTCTGAAGAATAGATTAATAGACTGTGCTTGATCTATATATTCCTGCCTATCTGCAGCATGTTCTATTACCCAACGCTGATCTATTTCCATTGATGTTTTAAATACATCTTTTTCCCAGTCTCCCATCCACTCTAGATGTTGTACTGAACCATCATTTGCGATAATGCTTGACCACGTTTCATCATACCAACCATCTTTATATGATTCTGCTTCTTTTTTAATAATCTCATCAAGATATCTATTCTTGTTTAATGATGATCCTGAGAGGGTGTCTTGTCTGTAGGCGTTTGCACGGTACGGCTCCACGCTAGGAGAAGTATTACCCATAATAATAGAAGAAGAAGCATTGGGTGCAACAGCCATGAGATGAGAAAAGCGTTTGCCAGTACCAACAGCGTCAGGAGCCTCACCCCGCTCTTTAGCCAATACAATATTTGCCTCATTTAATTTCTTTCTAATATGACTAAAAATTTGCCTATTCTTACCTACCGCCATAGGCGACTCGAACGCAATGTTATTTCTCTGTAGATAAGCATGGAAACCAAGAGCCCCCACACCAATGCTGCGCTCTTGCTGAGCAGAGAACCTGGCTCTAGAAATATAATCAGGAGCATTGTCAATAAAGTACTGAAGTACATTATCCAACATCTCCGCCACGTCCCGAAGAAAAAGTTCATTATTTTTCCATTCATCATAATACTCCAAATTAACAGAAGATAGGCAGCAAACTGCTGTTCTATCTTTATTTGTAGGTAGAATAATTTCACTGCACAGATTAGATTGTCTGATGCTCAGACCTTTTTTCTTTTGAAACTCAGGCATTGCTCGATTACTTGTGTCAATAAAATGAAGATAAGGTTCACCTGTCATCATTCTAATCTCAAGAATTCTTTGCCAAAGTTCTCTGGCAGAAACCTTGTCTCTTACTTCTTTTGTATGCGGATCTCTAAGTTCCCACGTATCATCTGCCTGAGAATCTATCATGCACTTTTCAATTATCTGCATAAAATCATCAGTAATATTAATACCGTGATGCAGATTAAGTGCTCGCATATTAGGATCTCCCGTAGGCTTTCGCATCTCTAAAAACAAAAGTATATCAGGGTGGCTAATGTCAAGATATGTAGCATAACTGCCACGCCTAGTGCGACCTTGTCTATATGCGAGTGAAGATGCATCATACGTTCGAAGATGAGGCATAATACCAACGGACTTATCATCAGCAGAACGAATACCCAATCCAATTCCGACTCCTCCTCCTAACATTGAAAGCCAGTTGACTTCCGATAGTGTGTTGACAAGACCTTCTGCGCTATCATCCAGATAGGGAAGAAAGCAGCTAATAGGAAGGCCACGCTTACTACGCCCAAAAGAAAGAATAGGAGTAGAATAACTGAGCCAGTGCTTAGAGCTATAATCATAAAGGCGTTGAGAATGGCTTGGGTTAGATCCGAAAGCTTTTGAAACATAGGCGAACCTTTCTTGGGGAGAAATTTCTTCCTCCTTCATGTAACTATCTTTTAGTCTTTTAATACCTAATTCGTCAAATAATTTATCTCGGGAATAATCGACATTAATCCCATGTACGACATTTTCTGCCATTGATATGCTCCAGTGTTATTTTTATTTTAAAGATTCGAAATTTTTCTTTTGCTCAGTGTACCATTCATTCCACATTTGTACTTTATTTGCACATTTGTGATATTCCATATAGTTGTTAGATACAGACTTAGCAACATCACTAAGTTTAACATCGTCATTCATTTGTTTCAATTCCAGACATGGCTGCTTCAATTCATCTGGGGCGGCAGGAAATTTTACAGTTACAGGAACTGTGGTAGAACAACCAAAGAGAAAAACAGATGTTAGAATAAGAATAAGTTTATTCATTTGCTCCTCCCTCTACTTTAGTTGCAGCGCTATTTACAGCTTTTACAAATTCTTTAGGAATAACGCAGGTGTTATCATACTTTACAACTTCTCTATCAATATATTGGACATTGTCCTTACCTTTTTTCTCGATAAGTCTATTGACCACTACAATTTTATCTTTGATTTTAGTATTAGTTACTACTACTTTCTTTTCTACAATCTTTACTTTTTCTTCCATCTCAGCTACACGTCTTCTCCATTCTAGCTCTGTACTAAGACCACCTTCAAGATAGATACCAGCTAGTAATATTACTGTGCTTATAATTTTTATTGTGCTACCATACTGTTTAATTAAAGGTATCATCCCAAGGGTAAACCCGATAATAATACCAAGGGCACCTAGTGCGGTTATTGCATGCGTTACAAAGATTAGAAAAGAATCTGGAAGGAAATTAAGTATCCACATAATAGTTTTTATTGATTAATAATAGGGAAAATCGAGGAAATGACATTGGCACATGCTTTTGCTATTTCCGCGTGTTCTTTTTGTGTTCCGTTTTCCGACCTTAATTGTATATAATGTATCCAGCTTCTTAAAGTTCCGGACATATACAGTCGGCTAATAGTGAGGCCTTCAGGCAGAACAGCCCTGGCCTGCTCTTTTGCTATACCATTATTTATGGCCCATACATAGCTTTCTTTGGCTTTTTTAATAATTTCTTGTTGTTTTTCTTGCCACATTCTAGCCAATTCGCGATTCTCTGGTTTTGACATATCAACATCTATGCTATTTTGCCTGTTTTTCGTATCCTGAAATCTAGCTTCTCTGGTCACTAAATCCAGTTCCTGCACAGGATCTGCATATCTTTGACTAAATTCTTGAAAAGAAAAACTTCTGTGTCTAAGTATTTGTCTTGCAATATCTCTGGTTGTTTCAATCTCAAGACAAACACTCACCATCTCTAAGGGCGACCAATGCTTATTTTTTATCAAATATTGAATTAATTTTTCAGAAGTTTCTTTATTATACTGATTACTTGGATTAGAAACTCTTGCACAAAAAGCCACCAACCCTTGTAAATCCTTTTCAATACCGCCACCCAATGTTCGTGGTATTTGCGAATAGCTAATCAATTTAATTTTCATCGTATAACACCGTCCCATCTATAAATTTTATCACTTTTATTTTCTGAATATTCCATTGCCGCTGCCCAAGATTCTCTCGCAGCTTCTTTCACAGTAATATCACTAGAAGATTTATACCAAGTATTCCACCAATCATTGAAAGCCTTTTCTTGTTCTATTGTCATATCTAGTCCCACAATCCCTGGTAATATTTTCCAAACAATCTAAATCCGTTTTTCATTCTTTCGTGTACTTTTTCCATACCTGCATAATCGCACTTATAAGTATGATTCGGCCCATCTTTCATTTTAAAATATGCATGATCTCCCTTTGGAATCTCATTACCATCTCTATCAACGGGTACCCAGAGCATATCAATTTCACCTGAGCGAAAATTCTCTTCCCAGGAATCATCTACCTTATGTTCAAAAGCGAAGATCATTTCTTTAAGAACATAATCCCAACGCTTGTGATGATTATCGTCAGTATCCCATTCATGTTCTTTTGGTGGTGCAGATGTAGATTTTAGTTCTTCAGGTACATCTTCATCATCAACAAAAGGAGAGCCATGCTTAGTTTCCTGCAGCTGTTTTAGCATAGGCAAAATAATATAGCTCAAAGTATGATCCATAGACCAAGTATCCCAACGATCAATTTTTACATAGTCAATCTTGGGATTAATTACAGTTAAAACCTTTTGCAGGGTTGTGCAAAAAGGCAAGAGAAAATTCGACAGCTTTTCGATCAAAGGCTCATCATAATCAATTTCTCTCCAGAAGAATACTTTTTCTAAAATAGTATATGGCGATAACCAATGATCTCTGTAGTTATTAATATAAACCTTCATCTAACACCTCTTCCATTCAGTAAATTTTATTCTTGCTTCTAACCCTTGATAGGTATTCTTTTTAATAATGTTTAAAGGAACTTTACCTGCTAGCACGATATCATTTATATCCTTTTCCTGCAAGGATTGAGGCCAAATAACTATTCTATAATTCTTTTCAATTATCTTATCGTAAATTTTACAAACATCTTTGTTGCGAGGCTGATTATCTAAAATAGCAACTACTTTTTCTTTTGGTAACTGTAGAGATTCCATTTTAACAAATGCTGTGCCTGCAACAGCAATCGCATTAGGCAAAAACAAACTATCAATAGGGCCTTCAACTACGTATATATCTTTACTTTCATCTACTTTATCTATATTAAAAGCTAGAATTTCTTCTTCTCTAGTTTTAATAGTTAAATACCTAAGACTTTCATTACCTAGGGCTCTACAAGTTACTCCCGTCATAAACCCCTCTTTGTTGTAAAAGGGCAACACTAATCTAGGCTCTTCTGTTTTTACCTTATCCTTATATTTCTCACTTAATTGATGGATCTCTTTAATATTATCAATGAAATAAAGATTGTTATACTTTTCTAAAGGAATTTGTCTTTTCTCACAAAACTTGACAGCAATGTGATCCTTTGGTAAAGTATCTACTCTATCAAGTATTTTATCAATTATCCTTTCTTCTTTTTTCTCAAAGACAGGTTGTGCCATTTTAAAAGTATCTTCAATTTTTTGATGTGGTTTATTTTTCGGTAATCCCTGACCATATCTTTCTAAAGCATAATGATTATATTGTATAGCATTAAATTGCTTTAGAAAGGTACCAAAGTGCATTGATGCATCGCAGTTGTGACACTTGTAAAATAAATCATTTTTAACAGAGTAGAAGTAACCTCTTGCTCGGTTTTTCTTTTTGGAGGAATCTCCGCAGATCACACAACGGCAATTATATAGTTTGTCGCTCTTTTGCTTAAAGAGCGGCAGCTGTGAACTAATTAACTTTAGATATTTTAAATCGACGAATAAAGACATTTAGACTCCTATACGAAGTCTAAATTATATAATAATTTTAACAGAATGTCAAGTAATTAAAATAGATTTTCCATTTTAATGTGAGCCAAAACGTAGCCCACAACCAAAGCGCCGCCCATAATCATCCATCTCCATTTTTCGATTTTGGATATCTTTTCCAAAACATCTAAATTATGCTTCGCACTAGTAGCACTATGATCATCTATCTTTTGCAGAATTTTTTCATTTTTAATTTCGAATGCCTGATCTAATTCATTTATTCTTGTGTGTAACACCGCATAGTTATCATCAATTTTCTTTTCAATCTTTTCAATATTGTGCGTAAGTCCGGAAACCTGTGTTTCCAACACAGATACTCTGATGTCTGTATCTAAGTCTCTAATTTTTGGTTCAGCCATTTACCTTTCCTCGTCTGAACATATGTTTAGCATTTTTGCTGGTATATCTTTTCTGTGCCTTAACACTGACCGGAACATCTTTTCCTAGACCAGCAATACCTGGAGTTGCCGCGGCATTATTTGCCGGAGCTGCAACTGCGCCGATTTCTTCTGAGAATTGCTTAAAGGTAAACATCTTCTTTTCATTAAGAACAGTCTCTAAATAAGTAATTTCTTCAGAAAGGTTTGAATCTAAACGGTGTAAGAATTGTTCTTCAAGATTAATAGGTTCTTTATTTGTTTCCAAGTGTTCTTTTATTAATGAATATGCTGCAGCCAAAGAAACTATTTTCTTATTATCAATAGGTACTTTTTCGATTATCTTTTTTATTCTATAAACTAATCTATGAAGTAAAGTATAAGCGTCTCTATCTTCTACTGTATTTAGATCGCTCATCTTTTTTAATTCTTTACCTTTTGCATCGATTATTCCGCGACGAAATGCCTCAGTATTTTCAAAGGGTGTGACCAATAGAGTTAATATTCTATAGGCTATAATTGAATCGACAAATCTTCCCATTTTATATTTTTCTTAAAGTTTCTAAAATTTTTTCGTCTAAAGGAATATCATTATCTATAATTTCAACGCCCGGCGAAACAATTACTTTCAGTGGCATATAATTTAAAAACACCAAGAAAGTTTTTATCTGAGACCAGAACTTTCTTTCTAATTTAAAGAACAACATTTTAGTTGTAGCTTCTACACCAAATAGATTACCTAAAACAATTATATGATTAAGAATTAATCTTTCTCTAAGATCTTTTCCTACATTATGCTTTCTCAGTAATCTTTTAATATATTTAAATCTTTTCAGATCGTCGTAAAACTCATCCATTCCCTTACAACTGGGATTATCATAATTTTTTACGGCGAACATGATGAAATTATCTTCAGTCAATTCAAATTGCATATTATTTAATTAATGTAAATGCTCCATTAGTAATGGTAACAGAGCCTCTTAAGTCGGCATCAGATTCTATACCTAAAGGATTGTATAAGAATCTGCTATTTCCTCCCATCAATGATCTTGTATTAGTATAATCATTGTTGACATTCGAAGTATATATAACCGAATTACTTACTGCTTTTGTAACGAACCAATTTTTTAAATTGGCTGGGGTAAGACCAGGATTTAATTGCAGAACAAGTGCGCCTAAACCGCAAACCTGCGGTGCCGCCATAGAAGTTCCGCTTAAATTAATTTGTCTAAATGATGAATCTAGATTATAACTAACATTACTATATTCATTGATATTGCTTGTTGCACTAACTACGTTTGCGCCGGGCGCCCAAATATCTATGCCTGGGCCAGTTTCACTTGAATGCGCTTTTTGATCTTGTACTGCATTTTGTGTTACAGAATCAATACTGCCAACCTTTAAAGCATCATCATCATAAGGACTAGAACCTCTATGATATTCATATGAAGTGCCGCCTGTTACAAAACTATTATTATAATCTACTCCACCGGGGGTATCTATTTTATGAAAGTTATTTCCGCCAGCAATAACTACATGTACTCCTTCATCTATTAATTCCTGTATATCAACATCAACGGAACCTAATCTAAAATTAGTTACAAAGTTACCGCCGCTGGTTAAATTTACTAGCCCATAATTTGTCCAACGATATGCTGCATCAGATGTTGTTGAGGAATCGGTATATGTGGTTCCCCTATATGTTACAGAAGATACTGATGAATATGTTAAACTATATCCCCAACTCATATTTACTATAGTTGGTCTTCTAAAGCCAGTGTTAGGATCAATTGGTTTATTTCTGTGCCAAAGTTTAATTACATCAAAGCAATCGGAAATAGAAATACCCGTATTAGTATCTCCTACCCCCTCCAGACCATTAACCTTTAGAGAGTATATTCTTGCATTTTTTGCCCAACCAAAGGTTCTTCCAGCAACAATCCCTGCAACGTGGGTCCCATGCCCATCAAAATCTCTATAATGATTTGCGCTCTGTGTTCCGCCAAGTCCGCTGGCAGTATACCAATTTATTTGTTGTACTCTTGATGCTCCGGTATCGTCTTTAAATTCAGGATGGTTAACTTCTATACCACTATCTTGAATAACTACATCCACGCCTGTGCCATCTAAAATGTATCTGTAGATATCGTCTGAGGTTGTTCCTGTACCATAAACATTTGTTGCCTCATTTATTCTTTTTAGCCCCCAGTTTCTTCTGTTACCTGAGGATGAATTGCCTTTAGAGAAGTCTCCTACTTGTACTCCACGTAGACCAATTTTTACGTCGTCTCTATATTGAGGTGGTATTTCTACAGAATAAACTCTAGGATCATTTCTTAAATTACTTGCTTCTTCATCTGTTAATGAGTAATGACAGCTACGTAAGCTACCATCTCTGTTATTAATTATCTCTACTCTTCTAGATGGTACAAAGGAATCGGTTTCGCTTTCATTTTCTATTTGATTCCAGAAAGCGTCGTAATCAATGTTTCGATGTAAGCTTACAATATATTCTTTATACATTTTCTGTAATTGTACTTGGGAATCTTCTTAATTGCCCTGGCCAAATAATTCTAACTGCTCCGTTTTTTCCATCTTGTGCATAGCGGTTATCTCCGCCTACGCCACCGCCGCCACCTGAACCATAAAAACCAAATGAACCTGAAGAACCATCTCCCCCATCTGCGGCTGCAATAACGGAAGAACCGCCTACTCCACCTGCTCCGTTAGGGCCTGCACCATATATTCCCACACCGCCACCGTTCGCTCCTCTTGCGTCACGAACTACATCATTTCTAAACCCCGACCCGCCGCCGCCAGCTCCACCGCCGGTTCCAGCTAATCCTGAAAAACCTGCCGCAGAGGTGGGACTACCTGATGCTCTTTGTCCTCGTGCACCTGCGCCACCGGAGCCAGTATAACCTGCAGCTCCGCCACCACCTGGACCTCTGAAACCTAATATGGTTGTGTCAATTGATCCACCAACACCTCCAGTTGCGCCACCATCGTATACGCCGGATGCGGCGCCTCCATCGCTATCTGCGGTTGAACCTATACCGACAATAACACTAGCCGAAGTTCTTGCTCCCTTTGAACCACCAGTTGCTATACAAGAAAAGGCACTTGATGGGCTTCCATCTGTACTACTTTGAGTAGTTGTTCTATTAACTACAACCTGTCCAAACCCACCTGCGCCGACAGTTATTGTATAACTTTGCCCAGGTATAACAGCAATATTATTTCTATATGCCACACCACCGCCACCTCCACCGCCACCTACCCCAACGGTATCAGATCCGGCATCTCCTCCGCCACCACCACCAACACAAATAACTGACACTGCAGTTACTCCCTGAGGACATACCCAAGTATAAGTTCCAGGTGAGGTATATTCATCCTGCCCATATACATAGACAGATTTACCATAAAAATCGTTAAGGGAAATTGTGCCAGAAAGAATGCCTGCTAGGCTTCTGACAGCTGATTCATTTAGATTTATTGTAGCTGTAGCGCTTCTACTTAACTCAAGGTTAATAGATCTACCTTCTACACTTCCGCCAAGACTAATATCCCCGGAGTTTAAAAGAGCCATTACTTCTCCTTCAGCTCGTCAATTTTTCTATCTAGTTCTTTGATAGCTTCAATGATCAGAGGAATTAATTTCTCATATCTAACAGTTAAATATTTCTCATCAATTGGTGCCGGAGCTACAACTTCAGGCATAATTCTTTCAACATCTTGAGCAGAGATACCTACTTCTTGTTGTTTAATATAGCCTAACGATTGCGCTGTTTCATTCGCTTCATAATAGAAACCAACTAATGATTTAACTTTATCTAATGCGTTTTCAATGTTACCTAATCTTGTTTTTAATCTATCATCAGAATAATATGCGGTAACATTATTTGTTGCTCTAATTTCACCTGCAATACCTGATGCTGGAGTACCTACACCTAAAGAATTAACTTGTGCGTTAGAACCTGTTGAGAATCCGCCTGCAGCACCAGTTGGTCCTGTTGGGCCGGTTGGTCCCGTTGGGCCGGTTGGTCCCGTTGGTCCCGTTGGGCCGGTAGCACCTATACCTGTTGCGCCGATTACAAATCCAGCATTAATTGTATTTGCATCATTAAGTGATAGAATTAAATTGCCTAGATTTACACTTGCTCCAGTAACATAAAGACCAGTTGCGCCTGTAGCACCCGTGGGTCCTGTTAAACCTGTAGGGCCAGTTAAACCTGTAGGACCTGTTAATCCAGTAGGACCCGTTAAACCTGTAGGGCCAGTTAAACCTGTAGGACCTGTTAAACCTGTAGGACCTGTTAATCCAGTAGGTCCTTCAACTCCAGTAGGGCCAGTTAAACCTGTAGGACCCGTTAATCCAGTAGGGCCAGTTAAACCTGTAGGGCCTATGGGTCCTTCGACTCCAGTAGGTCCTGTTGGTCCCGTTGGACCGGTTGGGCCGGTTGGGCCGGTTGAACCTTGCGAACCAATACCGGTTGAACCTTGTATTCCTGTTGGCCCTGTAGGTCCTGTTGGTCCCGTAGCACCAGTAGTCCCCGCACCAGTTGGTCCAGTGGGTCCTTCGACACCAGTAGGACCAGTTAACCCAGTAGGACCCGTTGGTCCCGTAGGTCCTGTCAATCCAGTGGGACCTGTTAATCCGGTAGGTCCAGTTAGACCAGTTAATCCTGTAGGTCCTGTCAATCCGGTGGGACCTGTTAAACCTGTAGGTCCTTCGACGCCCGTTGCACCAACACCCGTGGCGCCCGTCGGACCTGTTAATCCGGTTGCTCCTGTGGGACCAACTGAACCCGTTGCACCAACACCCGTAGAACCTTGAGCACCGGTTGCGCCTTGTACGCCCGTAGAACCAGTTAAACCTGTAAATCCTGTGGGACCAACTGAACCCGTTGCACCTGTTAAGCCTGTGGGGCCTGTTAATCCAGTAGGTCCAACAACACCTGTAGCACCGGTTGCTCCTACACCTGTAGCACCTGTCGGACCAGTTAATCCGGTAGGTCCTGTTAATCCAGTAGGTCCTGTTAATCCGGTAGCTCCGGTTGGGCCTGTAGGTCCTGTTAGACCCGTTGCACCAATAACTTTACCTGCATCTATTGTTGTCGTGTCACTTAAAGTTAAAACTAAATTACCTGTAAGAACATTTGCCGCAGTAATTAATAATCCTGTTGCACCTGTAGAACCAAGCACACCCGTGGCACCAACGTTTCCTATAGGGCCTGTGGCGCCTTGAGGACCTTCGATTCTTCCTACGTTTGTTACTAGGTTACCAGCATAAACATATAAATTACCGTCAATTAAATATCCGGTTCCATCAGAAGCCGAAGGTGGTAATAAATCTACATTGGCTACTGTGCCGACAATCGTTACACTTGTACCTGCAGGGCCGGTTGCTCCCGTAGATCCTGTTGCACCTATTGGACCAACTGGCCCAGTAGCGCCTTGGGGGCCTTGTACTAATCCTAGGTTAGACCAAGATGTACTATTCCATACATGTAGATTACTTGCAATTAAATACCCGTCTCCTGCACTTGCACCACCTGGTAGTAAATTTACATTGGCAAGTTCGCCTCTAATTTGTATTGCGCCTGGGTTAACGCCTCCGATTGTTGTGCCTACTGGAAGAGTAATTCCTCCAGCATCCGAACCAATTGTAACGCCGCCCAAATCAATAGTATTTGCTGCAATGTAAAGAGTTTTCCATCTTCTGTTCGGTGCACCTAAATTGTAGATTTCATTATCTCTCGGTATCAAATTCCCAAAATAGGCATTATCAAGTAAACTTGTAGCAAGAACTGCTCTTGCGTTTGTAAAATATCTGCTATTGGCACCTTCTGCGACATCATCAGTATCTAGAACTACTGCACCTGTTGCACCATTAACTGAGGTTACTCCACCTACAACATTAATGATACCATTTGCCTGATCATATGAGCCTGTACCTGTAATGGTAAATGCCGATCTTACTCTTGAATTTGTATAGTAAAGATTTACGCCTTCAGCAATGTTTGATGTGGTTAAAACTACCGCACCGTTTGAACCATTAACCGAAGTAACTCCACCGAGAACAGTAACAATACCGTTGGCTCTATCATAAAGAGCATCACCTAAAACGGTAATGGCTGATCTGACTCTTGAATTTGTGTAGTAAAGATTTACGCCTTCAGCAATATTTGCTGTAGTTAATACTACTGTACCAGGTCT